CTCCTCGGGTTTAGGTTTGGCATCAGGAATCGTTGTCAGCCTATCCCGTTCCACCATTCCACGGCTCATCCAGTTATAGAAAGTGGACTCAGCAATGTTCACCATGGCAACTGCCTTATTTACTGGTAGCCCAAGGACAATAAGGTTTAGTAACTCTTCTCGCTTAGTCTCATCAAGAAGAACCGTCGTCCCTTGGGGTCGCCCCTTGGGTTTAGCGGGTTTCTTTTTTGCTACTACCTTTTCCACTCAAACTCCTATTTACAACTGGAACAAAAATTAACTGCCCTTAAATTTTTTTTATGTACGGTGAAAGAGCGCCCACAATGGAAGCATGAGGTATCGATAGAATCTCGTTCCTTCTTCTCTCGTTCAAATTTAACTATAAGTCTCATGCGATTATTCTACCTCAGTTGGTTTTGAATCGTATTTGACAAGCCAACATTTCTTACAAAGGTAGCCATTTTGTTCAGGTTCGTATAGATAGGTAACCCTTTTTTTGACTCGAACCTTACAACTAATACAAGATAATAGATTACGCATGTTCTCTATATCCACACTCCATACATTCATGGATAGGGTCTTTCCCACACATTTTGCCTTTAATTTTGGTAACTTTATTACATCCCTTACATAATTGTGGCATTACTCCTCCTCAGTTCTACAAGCCTCAATGGGTATAAATAATAACTCAGCAATATCTTTCCAGCCGTTAATGGTGTTAGCCCATTCATTCAAATCTTCGGTGTGAACTCTCATAGTATGTTCGCCTACCCGAATTGTTGTACGACCCACAGGAATATGCCCAGGCTTGGATTTCCCACCACTCAAGATTTCGGCAACCTCTTCGGGACTAAAGCCTGTTCCCCGCAAGCCCGTTGTCGTCAGAAGTTTATTTAATTCCTGTGGGTCATAAGTTGCAAGGTCAGAGGTTCGGTTATCGACGATAAGAATTTTAATTTCCTCAACATCATCAACTTCCACCCAATGAACTGCAATCTTTTCCCATCCTAGTTGAACAGCGCTTTGATATGTGTGATTTCCTGAAAGAATATGTTTAGTAGTTTTATTGACCACGATAGGTCGATATTGACCCATTACCTCAAGGGACTGAATGATTGAACCTATGTCGCCCTCTCTCGGGTTTAATGGATGGACTTTAATCTCGTTGATGCCAACTGTCTCAACATCGCTGACCTTAATCTTAGAACGCTCACCCTCGGGTTCAGGTTTAACTGGCTTTCGTTCAGGTAGTCCTAATCTGTCTTTGATGGCTCGGATGGCTTTTTGTTTTGTCGGTGCCTCGGCATAGAGTTGTTCTTTCCATGCTTTATAGGCATCCATCTCAACTGTAAACTTCCAAGCGCTAACCTTTACTTCGGGGTCACTCGGTAAAGACTTAGAATCTCCGACGCTAGTTTTGTCCTCGCCTTTGCTCAACCTATCTAAAATCTCAACCTCGGCTTTAGTGAATCCTGTTCCTTCCAACTCAGGCAAGGCTGAGAGTAAAGATTTCAATAGAGGTTCGTTATAGGTTGCAAGGTCGGTTAAACGGTTATCAGCCAAGACAATCTTGCGAGCGCTCTCTTCATCTACCTCAACATAAGTTATCTTGATTTTTTTCCAGCCAAGTTTCTTTGCCGCTTTGTAGGTGTGGTTTCCCGCCAAGATAAAATTCGAACCATACTGAACAACAATCGGTCTGTACTGTCCATGGGCTTTGAGAGATTGAGCAATCGCTTCAATATCGCCACGACGAGGATTCGTCGGATACGCCTCAAGGGATGAAATGGCAACTGAAGCAACTTGACCCACCTTAATCTTGGCTTTCATCTTGACCCTTGCGCTTCAAGTACAAAGCCATCTTTTCTATCAAACAACTGATATTCTAAAGATTCAACTTGAAAGGCGCTCTTAATCATATTTAGTACAGGCTCTAAATCAAGATAGCCACAGGTGTATAAATCAAATTGCAGTAAGGCGGGGCATTGCTCATCCCATATATGAAAAGCGATATGGCTCGTCTCAATCATTACCATTGCGGTCATTCCTCGATTACCTTCAACAGATACATAAGAAGCAAAGGGTCCTTTAATTATTTTCATGTTGATAGATTTAACCAAGTTTTCAAGGAACTCAATAGCGTCTTGCTCTGAGTACATAGCCCAAGAAACTTTGGCATTAACTAAAAGGTGTTTGTGTAGAATCATTTTTTCCTCATTTCACAAATAGCCAAGCCTCGAAGTTATAGAATTTCCAAAACATAGTGCCAACTGCAAAGCCAGCGTTATCAGCCAATATCTGATTTCTAACTGATGAATTGACTTTCATGATTGGTCTTAAATCTCGTTCTTTATTTAATATCTGCTCAGGGGTAAAAGCCTTACGCTTGAAATCAAAGAAGGCTCCATTGATTGCCTGTTCAAGTTCCCCTTCCTCCTCACGCACCTTCTCCGCCCATATAAAAGCCCCACCCTCAACTAGAGATTCATAGATGTTGCTTAGGATGCTTGGTCGGTCTTCGTAAGGAATGAACTGAAGAGTGAAGATTGAAAGAATCAAACTGGACTTACCAAAATTATCTATGGCTCGAAGGTCTTTGCGTAGGTAGAGAGTTTCATCATGAGACTCAGGCAAAAGATTATCGGCTATATCAATTCCAACTTTCCTACCACGATGAGGAATTTTTTCTAAAAGTTTTCCAGTAGAACAACCAAGGTCAAGCACTTGAGTATCTTCGGTCATAAAGTATGTACTCAGGTCACAGATTGCCTCAGTCAGCGTGTGGTAGTTAGGAATTGATTGAGCAATATGCTCATCAAAGTTTTTTATAGTGTCAAAAGAAAATGGCTCAGTAGAAGTCATTAAGTTTTCTACCAATCGCTTCCACGACTGAGATAGTGATTGTCCTTCCGCATCGTTCATATCTTTCGGAATCTGAAACTCTTCGTCCATCTTCGTAGAACTCCGTCCATCCATCGGGTAATCCTTGTAAGCGCTCGCACTCTAAGGGAGTTAGTTTTCTAATCGCAAAGCCATCCTCATCCCCAATTTGAACTCCGTGACGGTCTTGCGCTGTTATTGTGTACATCGGGTCGCCATCATCTTTAATCAAGCGCCCGTTTGGTGATTTGTTTACTCTTGCTACATCAAGAACTGGTTTGATGTATGGAACATTTCCTCCGCCTGTCCCCCATTGTGCGGTTACTGTCGGAACAATTCCGTTTGTGTAAGTTCGCATTTCTTTATCTCTGCGACTTTCTGCTTGAACTACATATTGTCGGGAGTTTCCCCCTTTGTAATAGTGGGCGTCAAGGGTCGGAGAAATGTCGGAGAAAAACCCCTCCCTTCCTTTTCGTTCTTGCGAGTTCGTTTCATCATCGCTTCGACTTGCTCTCCCGATAGGAAATACTTTTGGTCGGGGGTTTCCTCTAAGATGTCCGATAAGGAATACCCTTTCTCGGTGTTGCGGGACGCCGAAATTTTGGCTGTCAAGCAATTCCCATTGACAGTCATACCCCAAGCCATCCAAGACTTCGAGGATGATTTCGAATGTTCTTCCTCCGTCGTGATTGAGGAGTCCTTTGACATTCTCAAAGAGGATATACGGTATTGATTTTTCGTGAGCAAGTCTAAACATTTCAAAAGCGAGTGTCCCTCGGGTGTCATCCAAAGAGAATCCTGTTCGCTTTCCTGCAACTGAAAAAGTCGCACAAGGGAATCCTCCAACGAGGAGGTCGGCATTAGGAAGTTCTCCAGCGGAAACATCTCTAATATCTCGTCCGTCAGGTTGGTGTCCGAAGTTTCGTGCATAAATACTCCTAGGTCTCTCTAACCACTCGTTAGCCCAAACAAACTCATGACCTGTTCTTTCAAGTCCAAGTCGAAAGGCTCCAATACCTGCAAAAAGTTCTATAAACTTCATTAGGCTAATTGTTTCGCTGGTCGTCCTCGTCTACGAATTATTTTTCCTTCGCTATCGTACTCAGGAACTCTTTCAATATCATTGCGGATAATTTTGTAAATTAACTGCTCTGATACACCCATAGCATCAGCAATCTCTCGGTAGGTGATTCTTTGTTTTCGTAACCTAAGAATTAACTGCTTGCGCCTTTTGCTTAAGTCTTGAATCTGAGATTGATGGGTACGGATTGCGTCGGTTAGAAGTTTGACCTCATCTAGTCCCCTACCATCTAACTCTATTGCTTGCATTACTGTACTCATATCGCTTCTCCTTCTTCGAACAGGCGTTCGACTGCATTATCAAATTTTGCTTTTTTGTGAATCTGATTCGCTGTTGCAACGAACTCCAATTCAATTTTTGTCATTGCTTTTTTGTAAGCAATTATGTAACCAATATAAATTGGCAAAATAAAAAAACTGGCAACGGATAAACCAACTACCGTCCATATTAAACTCCAGTTCATATTTTCCTCTCTTTCTTCGCTCCTCGTATGTAAAGCACTAAAGAATTTCTATCGTTCTGTGGTGGCAGAAAAATTAACGAACGAAGAAATTTTGAAGAGTCATCAGGAAGAACTCCTGCATCAACAATTCCATCGATAGCCGCTTTGACTGCTGGATTACATGCACCTACATCTTGAAGCCTCCCTCCTTTTTGGTGAGGTTCAACGGTGACGCTAATCCACGCCATAGGGGGTATCTTCTCATATTTAGCCAGTAGTTGAAAAGCCGAGCGCCACTCCTTTGTAAGTTTTGCTCTCTCCCATCGATTGCCCGAGCGCTCTGCGTTTGTCGTCCAAGGGCGTTGAGCCAACTCAAGCCGATAGATAATTTGTTCAGCGTCGTCCGCATAACATAAGCAATCCATATCTTAAAGGTGAAGTACAGGTTAAACAATGTCAAGTTGTCTCTTTCCACCAAAATTATCTAAGTGCCACCAAAGTCCGTTGCTATCTTGAAAAGGTATTTCTTCAGCCGACTCAATCTTTTGAATTAGGTACCCCGACTCCCTAGCCTTGTCACGATTTGATTCAACCCAACCATGACAACCTGAAGTCCCAGTACCGCATAAAACAATAAGATTCGCTGATTTATGGAGTTCTTGGTTTTTACTACCACCCATCATTCTTGGGCGCCGATGATGAACTGAGACTGGAAATCCAAAAAAATCTCTGCCACACCTTTCACATTTGTATAAGGCTCTAGCGAGAACTAAGAATCGAGTCTCATCATCAACTTTAAGTTTAGGGATTGCCATTGGAGTTTTTCGTCTGCGAGGGCGTCCAAGCAAGCAGGGCATACCTTTGCCGTCGTTTGAATCTCCATCTGTAATACCAATCGACAAATCGAAACATCCTCATGGGTCAGGTGCCACCGTCCCGCTATCTGTTTCCAACGGAGCATCTGTCACCCTGTTTCTGTCCATGTATCCCCGAAATTCTTTTTTCCATTTAGCAATAACTTCAGGAGATGCTTTTTGTTTTTCCCGTTCCTCAAACTCTAAACTTAATAGACGGCTTTTTTCCCGCTCTCTTTCATCAGACATCCTACGGCGCCATTCTTTGTTTATGTGTGATGGTTGAATAGCCGTGTCAAAGTTTGCGTAATGCCAAGAAACAATTCGCTTTGCTTCTTGTAAAGGTAAATCTGAATCAAAAGATTCTGCCCATGCTCGAACCTTTAACTCATCTACTTGAATTCTCAAATCGTAGATACCTATAAATCCGACAAGAACTGCTATGTCAGATAGACTCATTGCGGAGTTTTTCTGATAACTCGATGGCTCTAATTGCTGATTGCTCATGTTTTGTTTTTACACCTACTCCCCTCAGAACTAAGTCCATCTGTCTCATAGATGGAACTGTGCCTATGTAATCTAACGCCTGTTCAATTTGTTCGGCTGTATAGCCTCGCTTCTCTGCCGCTTGGCAGATTGCTAGTAAAGAGTGCCAAGCACTTTTACCCAATGGTTTAACTCTTTGTTTCTCCCACCATTTTCTTGCTACTGCTTCAGAGAGTGCGATAATTGCGATAGCAGTTTCGTCACTCTTTGTTGTAGATAGGACGGATGTATAGGACGGATGGTACGGAGTGGAGTTGGGGAGTTGTACCTCCAAAGTTGGGGAGTTGGGGGTATCTAAGTTGGGGAGTTCTATCTCTCCTAAACTTTGTTCCTCCCCTACTGAGTTGGGGAGTTTCTTCCATAACAACTGATAGACGGTTGCATTACCTCGGGAGTTACCCTTGGTAATAATTTGCAAGTGTCCATCGGTAATCATCTCGTTGATGACCTTTCGGACATACTCAACCGAGCATCTACCCTTAGAAGCAAGATTTGACTGAGAGGCAAAGAATCGTCCATCATCATGAGAAATATCTGCGAGCGCAAGATGAATTAAAAGTTTGGTTCCGTCATAGGGCGAGTCTGCCCAAACTTTAGTAATCCACCTGATGCTCACAAATCTCCTCCACAATGGGGGCAATTTTTCTTGCGCCCCTGTCTTTCAACTAATCGTCCCTCAATACAAGAAACATCAACATAAACTTTGCACCCATTACGGGTCTCTTTGAGACGAGCAATGCGTCCTGATTTATGGAGGACGGACAATACACCCGAAGCGGTTCCGTGGTGAAGTCCAGTTACCTCAGATAACTCTTTCCAAGTAAGCCCCACCAATTTTTTTTGAGATAAAAGGTTGAGGGCTTGCGCTTGGCGTAGGGCAGTCTTACCTGACCTATCTGCCCTTAGCGCTCGCTCTCTTGATGTATCTGTCCCACTATGTCCCGAAGTCCCTGCGTATGGAAGTTCAGGATGAAACAGCAACTCCTTCGACTTTGACTTCATTGGATTCCTCTTCCAATTTTGGTGGGTTAATTTTTATCTGTTGCTCACGGAACTTAAGACGGAACTGCTCTAAAAGTTCTGCGTTGTATTTTTCTTTGTTAGCAGTTATGTACTGACCAACTAAAGCCAATGATTCTAAGTTGGACGCTTGATGAATTTTTGTTAGCACCGCTGAAGGTGCCATCACATCATCAGAGGAAGAGCGTTCATAAGAATGAGCATCAGGGTCTACCTCATCGGTTGGTAATGCCAATGATTGAAGTAGGGCTGTACGGAAAGCAACTGACATGGCTTTGGCTGTTGCCTTATCGCCTGAATCCATCGCTTCTCCAACAACTGTTGCTTTAATCGCATCACCGTTTGCACCAATGAATGTATAACTAACTTTGACTTTTACATGTCCCATCGCTGTTCGATTCCGTCCTATCTCAACTGTGTGATATTCGTACTCTTCAACTGATGGAACTACAATCACGCCAAACTTTTGCAAGGCTGGTGAGACTGCATTTACTACTGAATCAATCCCTCGGAAATTAAATCCTTGAGAAGTGTTTTTATCTTTCTTAGCGATACCGCCAACTGCTTTCATAACTTCGCTCAATGCTTGAGCGATTGGTAATTTATTTTCCATGTTGCCTCTCTCTACTCTGCTATCACGAATGAAACTGAAGTCTCAGCAGGTATGACCTTTACTGATGGGACAATTTCACCTTGGGTTGATATTACCTTATCTTCAGATTGATTCAAAGCACCCAGCGCTTTTTTATCAATTTCTTTTTTAACTCTGACTAATTCAGGAGCATTTTTCTCCGCCCACTCGATGAACTTAGATTCATCCTCAATATCGAACTTGACTCGACCTGCAATAGTTTTGATTGTGCCGTGGGGCAGAACTATGCTTTTACGGTCTTTAGAGCGCTCCTGAAGGGCGTATGGGCGAAGGTTGGACTCAAACCATTCAGCATCTCTCTCAAGGGCTGTATTGACCTTCTCAAGCCATTCCATGACCCTTTTAACCTCGCGGTCAAAGATGTCTTTGTTCTCTGCTTGTTTGCGCCGAATTGAGGCAAGTTTTCGCATTGCCCAATCTGCCTTTGAATCATCATCAACTTTGAATGGTTCACGGGCTGGCTCTTCGATGATTTCAAAATCATCAACTGGTATTACTTCTACTGCGTTGTCCATTTGGACTCCTCTCGTTATGGGAGAGGATACTAAACCCTAGTTTAGTTTGTCAAGTACCTCAGAACCCGATTATCTGCCCAACATACACGGAGGCACCGACAATCGTGGCAATCATGAGACCACCGACTGTTCGAACTACCCACTCGGAGCGAGACTCCATTTTTGCAAGCCTGTCAGTTATATGCTCCATGGCTTGAGAGATTCGCTCCGTGTCGGATTCGTAAACATCTTTGCGAAGATAAGTTTGACTCACATTTAGATTCATCTGCTTGACTTCCATGGTCAGGTCATCAAGCCTACGCATAATTTCTCCTAAACTGGGCTTCACTTCTTCGCTCATTCTTATGCCCCCGTAAACTTAGGGCGCCCAAAGCCAACGATGGCAACTGGGAGATTAGGCTTGAATTTATTTCGGTTCTTCTTTTTGAAGGCTCTAATTTTAAGGCAAACTTCTCCGCCGTTGCGTTGGTTGCCTTTTTTATCTGAACTTGTATTTCCTTCAATGCAGGTAACTGTGCCGTCAAGATTATCTTTTACAACAATCCCTACATGGCTAATTCTATCAACTCCATCTGACGGAAAATCAAAATAAACAATATCTCCCGCTTGAGGTTGAGCAGATTCCCCTTCTTGCCAACGCTTCATTTTTTTGAAAGCATCGGCTCCCGCTGGAGTGTAAACAGTATTAGGAATTTCAACTCCTGCTTTTTTGCCACACCAATTTACAAAAGCGCCACACCAAGGTTGGTTAGCCTTTTGATATTTGGTCTTGTTCTCGGGAACTGCTTCTTCGATATAACCGATTTCAGCGGTTGCTATCTCAACTAAGCGTTCAGCGGTGCCTTGAGGTGCTGGCATTATTTTTTCTTTGCCGACTTCTTGGCTGTCATCTTTTTGACAACTGCCTCGGTAACTCCGTCGGCAATTTTGCCAAACCCAGCGTCTCTAGGATTAGCCGCTCTAATGGCGACTGGGAGTACGGCTGAAACACCCGCCGCTAAAATTGCTTTAACTGAATCTCCATCAAGAGCAAGAATGTCTCCGCCTGTAATCATGAAGGCTGTTGTAACCGCCGCCAAGAATGACCGTCCGTATGAAGCGAGCATTGCTTTTGTCTTACTGTCCATGTTTCCTCCTAATTGTAGGTAGTTAATAATAACCTATGGTTTCTGAACCTAGGTTGCTATATCCCCAAGGCATAAAATATCCGCCCCGTTTGTAAGGACAAAAACTGTGTCCCCGTTTTGTGGCGAATAACTATGTAGATATTTGACCGAGGGTAGGGTATTTGTATCTCCCGCTATTTGAATATCAACAGTTTTTGGGCTGTTATTTGTTGCAACGACATAAGCCTGACGAAGCCTTAGACTCGGAAAGTTATCTGTACCTTTGATTTGACCAACAAGATAATTGAAGTCCATCAGAATCTCCTGCTTCTGCCGATGGCGTTCATAGTACCGTTGGCACCTAGGGGAATGGTAATTGCATCAAGACTTAAAATCTTATCAACTCCAATAGGTGAACGGGTTACTTTAACTAGGTCATAAACATCATGGGCTGGATTAACTATTTGGTCCCATGTAATTTTTTCGGTGGCTCCAATGACTTTCTTCAACTCAGCCGCCGCCGCTTCTTTAGCCTCTGCAACTGTAAGCACGGTAGGGCTACTCATAAACTTAGGAACCTCACCGTAGGTTTTGCGATAAGTAGGGGAAGAGGGATTGTCGTCCCAAGCCTCACCAATAACCCCAATACTCAAATTAGTTCCCTCACCAGTAAAGATAACTCCGTTATATGAATCATCGGTACTTAAAGAACGATTGATTTGTATAAGAACTGAATCTGAACCGTCTGTATAAGTTGCAACTGGAGTTCCAAGGTCAGGGTTTGGAATTGGTCTCATACGAGCAGTTCCGTTTTCATCGAAATATAAATCCATAGCCGCTGACTCCGCAATCTTCAAAGCCTCTCGCCATGGGTCACTTGATTGGTCAATGGTTGGATAAAGTAAAGTCGTAACTTGATTTGTTGCTGGAAAAATAGTTTTAACTTGGGGATAGCGATATTTAAGAATCTGTTCAATGGCTGTTTCTTTAGCGGTTCCATCTTCAATATAGAACTCATGATTAGTAAATTTTGCTCGGGCTAAAATTAAACTTCTATCAGAACCTTTAATTGAAATTTTTATACCTTGAGTAGTATCGACTACATCAACGCTGGTAATTACAAACACTCCAAGCGGAACTAACTCTTCGGTGCCATCTGCAAAAACAATGCCTCTGTAAATCTTTACTTCACGGTTATAGGGCAAAAGAACTGAAGAGATATTATTTTGAGGAACTAGAGTTCCATTTTTATCAATGAACTCAAGGGTACATTCACGCCGAATAGAGCGACGATTATCGATGCTAACCTCACCTGATATTGGTTGGGCTGTGCTTAGGATTGTTCCATTCGCCATGTCATAGATTTCAACTTTAACTTTTGTGACATGGGATTTCCGAATGGTCTCCTTAAAGTCCGAGGAAACTGGATACATTACGGTGCATCAACTTCAAAATAAGTAACTTTGACAACTCTGATTAAATTATCTATGTTGCCTGATTCCGTCCAAGACCTATCAACAAAGCGTACATATTTCTGACGACCTAGAGGGTCATGCACATGGAGAGTTCCTTGATAAGTCAAAACTGGATATAAAGTATCCCAATCGTTTTCACCTTGAACTGTAATTTGATAAGTACCATCTACACCGTAGATAGATTGAGAAATAACAACCGATTTAGAAGCGCCAAGTGGTTTGAATACACCATAGGACTCAACAATGTTTTGATTCAATGGTTGCTCAACAATGAGATTAGTTATTTTAATTGTTGGACTTTCAGGAGCAGTAAAAGACCAAAAGGCAGGATTATCAATTAAAATTGGCTCAGAGGTTGTATATGCCGAAGAAATTGTTGCCATTAGATGTCTGCCTTTGCTTTTGCTCTATAACGAATTGTTTCATCAAAAGGTGCTTCATAATCATCAATTTCAGCAATTTGTGAACTCTCAGCGGTAACTGGAGAGTTTCGAACTGCGCTGTAAGTTGTACCACCATCATCGGAACGCTCAACATCAAAAACAAAATTACTAAATCCACCACGGGTAAAGACGGCTGTATCTCCTGCATGGAAAGCAATCTTGTCTACATAATGAACTTCACCTGAGCCAGCACTTGTTACCTTAACAAAAACTTGAGCGTGTGTGGCTGTTGGAGGAGCAAGAACTGTTGCTGTTGCATTTACCCAAGCCGAACTTGTTGCAGTTACGCCAGTTCCAAAAGTAGTCGAAATCGTTGCACCTGCACTTGTTAAATATCTTATACCAACTTGAGCGGTGCGAGAAGTTGAATTAGCACGAAAATCGGCAATAGCAGAGAACTCTTGGTTTGCCGTAATTGTAAATTTTGTGGCTGTGGTTGTTGAAGCAACTATGTCACCTGCCGCACTTGCAGTTATTTCCAAAGAGGCACTACCAACTGAAGCCTGAGCAGTTGAACGAGCAATGGCGCAATTTGTTACCGCAGTCCATCCAGTTGTATTTGTCTCTAAAGATGCTTGGTTAGCACTCAAAACATTTGTTCTACCAAATACAGTAACAACTACCGCTCCACTATTTTCATCGTAGAAGGCAGTAATCAATGGTGTGGCTGGTGCATCAACATCAATAGTAAATTCACTATATGCGAAATCACTAAAGTAATTAGCACCGTTTAACAGTTGAGCAACTCGCACATAGGCTCTATAAGTTGTGCCATCCGCTAAATCTGCTTCAAGAGTTTGACCATCATTTGTTGAGGCTACGATGCCAGTTTGAACTGTTGGCGTTGAAGTATCAGCGCTAAACCCGCTTGCCCCATAGGTTGTTGAATCAAATACTTTAATCTCATAAGCGCTTTGTGGGTCACCATCTGTATCTGCATAAGTCCAAGTAACTGATGGAAATGTTGTATCTGTAATAGTTCCACTTGGCGCTGTGACTGTGACTGTTGGTTGAGTCGTAGTAACAACATCAACAAACAACTCATAAAGACCTGCACGGTCACCGCTTGATGTTGCATTGTCTGTAAATTTAACAACTAAGTTATCAATCAAAGTCTGTGTCCACGCTTCACCGCTAGGAGAGGTTGTAAGTTTTAAGGCTGTATCTAAGGTACTTAAAGATAAAGTATTGGCTTTTGTATAAGGAACTGAGTAACTGACTGTTCGACCATTACGGTCAGTAATAACTCCAAGGCTTAACTGAATACTGCCAGTAGTTCCAATAGTTGCTCGGGCACGAAGATTTACAAATTCAACTTTTTCAGTAGCCGCTAAAGTTGTTGTACCAAACTCGGTTTCATAATATGCTGGAACTGTCGTGCTTGTACGAGTTATGAAAGTTGAATCGCTACTGTCGGCGAGCGCCGCATGAACTGAACCTGCACCTCCCGAGATAGTAAAAGCAGAGGCGTTGTTCCAGTTAGCGTTAGGTCTAAGAATATAGGTAGCCATTATTTGTTAGCCAACTCCTTCGCCAAAATTGCAAAAGTCTCTTGAATTCTTTGTGTAATTATGTCAGCCTTTTCATCTTGGCTGGTTGCTCCAGTAGTATCAACATTAACAACAAAAGCACCTTGTTCAATAACTATGTTATTTCCGCTAACCCCTGAGATTCTTGCTTCGGCATCTGTAACTTGAGCAAGTTTCATTTGAGCATTTGAAATCTTTTCACCAAACGCCGCCTCAGAACCAAACTTACCGATTGCCGCTCCAGTAATACTTATGGCTCTTTGGATTTCATTTATCTGAGCAATAGCCTCTGCTCCTCCACCAAGAATAGACGCCGCTAACTGAGCGCCCTTGATTGGTCCTGACTCAACTAAATCTTGAATTGCTTTTGCATCAAGTCCAAGTGCTTGTAGTTGTGTTATCTGTTGAGCAAACTGATTGCTCTTATCGAGCCTTGTCTTCATATTCTCAATAAGAGATTTAGCCTTTGGAATAAATCCGTCAGGAAGTTCTACTCCCTTAAGTCCAGCAAAACCTAAAATTGTGTCTTTAAGTGAATCAGCAAAGTCTTTAGCCGCTTGTTGTAAGTCTTTAAGCACATCGCTCATTGACTCAATGCCAGCCTTCATTGCTTCACGAATTCTTTTCATCAAATCTGCTGAACCTTGTATGTCATTTAGAACATCTTCGTCAATACCTTCAGCCTTAATTGCATCAGCCTTTTCTTTTTCTTTCTTAAGAATGTCGCCAAAGCCAAGACCCTCCTCAAGACTTTCTCTTATATTTCCAATAAAATCTTTCAAACCTTCAGCAAAGTCTGTTTCTTTAGCAAAGACAACCATTTTCTTGCCGAACTCAATTAACTTATCCCCTGCTTCATCAGCCTTGTTAGCCATTTCTTCAATAAACTTTCCTACGGTTCCAGCAAAGTCAAATTTAATTGCAGTACCAAGACCTGCAATCATTTTCTCAAGAAGAGGAGATGCTTTCTTGGCACCCGCAATTAAGCCCTCAACTATCTTTGAGCCATTATCTTTTGCCGCTAAATCAACAACTTTCATATTAAAATCAAGCATTTTGTTTGCAACATTTGAAATAGCGCCAGCCGCACCTTCAGAGTAATTTCCCCAACTTTTTGCGTTTTTAATAAGTGTTTTAGATACGCCAGTAATTGCATCTACCGATTTTGCGCCCCCATCATCGGATGCGCTAAATAGATTTGTAATTGATTTGGCAACTCCGTTGAGTTTAGAACTTGCAAACTCCGCCATACCATTTAAGGCACCGAGCGCCGCACTTACAGCACTTGAAACAAGAGGAATTCTCATCAATGGTGCAGTTACTTTTTGTACCCATTGCTTGACTGTTGTTAAAGCGTTATCTAAGAAAGCACCTAAACCACTAGCAACCTTGCCGAAAACACCAACTACGCCTTTACCTAGAGCCAAGAACGCTCCAATAACTCCCTTTGCAATAACTTTGGCTACATCTAATAATCTTTCAAAGAAATAAATACCAGTAGCAATAGCCTTTAGGATGTTGGCAAAATTTGTCACAATAGCCGTTACCGCTAAGGCAATAACTCTTATGATGGTATTAAATACTTCTATCACAATTTTTCGTAAAGTGTCATTTGTTTCCATAAGACTTACGAAACCATCAATTACATTCTTAAACGAGGTCAATACAAATTTAACCCAAGTAAGAATTACATCTATTATGAACTCAAATACTTTTGCTACAACTTCAGCAAAGAATCCAAACACTCGCATGGCTGAAGCCAAGGCTTTTAGTACATGACCAAAATACTGAATAATGTAACCAAGGACGGTAATTACAACTTTTGCTACAAAGTTAAAGACCATGCCCACAACTTTGCGGAATGACTCAGAAGTCTTGTAAGCAACCACGAGGGCTGTAACCAAAGCGCCAATAATTAAAACAATACGCATAATTGGGTTAGCCGCTAGGACTGCATTGAGTCTAAGCATTGACGCCGCTAAACCATTGGTAGAAGCGATGCTTGCTAATTGCGCTCCGCTTAATAAAGTTGTTGCAACCTGTAATACAGCCTGAGTAAAGGTAACAATTCTTAAAGCGGCCGCATGAGCATAGAAGGCTACCGTTGCTAAACCAACTGCCGTAGCAATTCCTGTAAAGACTATGCCAAGAATTTGTGTGGCTCTTGCATTATTTTGGAAAAACCTAGTAACTTTTTCAATAACACTAGCAACGCCGTTAATTGCTTTAGCAAAAACCATGACCGCTCCAGCCAAAACCTTTGAGAACACATCAGCAATGTTTTTGGCTACACTTAAAAGGGGGCTAAG